CAAAACAACTATCATATCACCTATAGCATCTTTTATACCTTCTTTATCTTTTTTTAATAAAGACTGTGCTAATTCTCCAGATTCTTCCATCAACTTAACATATTGTGTATGGGAATTACCTTTGTCAAATATACCTCTTTCTCTAGCCCAATCTCTTATTAAAGGAAATATATCTCTATTTGGAGTTTTATAATTTTTTTTATCAGAACTTTTATCTAAAAAAGCTTCATAAAAAGCTTTGTTATAAATGTAACATCGATCTTTACTATATTGAGAAGACAAAGCGTTTTTTTCTATCCAAGGTATATTTTCTTTAGTTAATTCAAATGTACCAAAATGTGGGTGTTCCCATTGTAATCCAATGTTATCCATTAAACGTCCTTTTAACTTATTAGCGGGTAATGGGAAGGTTGTAGTTTGCTCTGTAATGTTTATTTTCATTTTTTTATTAAATTTAAGATTCTTATATAATCGCGTATCAATTTTATAGCCATATTGCTTTTGTAATTCTATTTCTTTTTTAGAAACCTCGTCTATATCTTCTGTTTCTAATAATATTTCATATTCTCTAGGTTTATAACCTTGTATTTTTTCTACTCTTATTTTAGGGTTAGAGGTAACACCTATTTTTTTTTTGGGAATATGATAAATATAATACATTTTTTTTAAAGTTTATTGTTATACAAGTGTAAATTATGTGCATGATGATAATACCAACCAACATTTATTTTAAGCCTCTCTGCAACTAATTTTTGTAATGATGAAAATTGATATTGATCATTGCAAAAGCCGTACCAGATGTCATTAGAACGCATATAGACAGACATATTTAATTTATTATCTAATATTGTAAACTGAACTGCATAGGTACATGGTGTATCATTTCTATATTGTTGAAATTCTTTACAATCATATATACTTAAAGCGGCGTGCCTTGTGTTTGGATTATCTTTTAGTTTAGCAATAACATAATCTAATTGATGATTACGTTGCCACTGCCAACCATAGTTACTATTAACTCTTCCTTCACTGTCAGCCATTTTTTCCCATATGGGAGGTATTTTACCATATATTTTACCTAAAGTTTTAATATTAGGATCTCCTGATAAATACCACTGCCATTCAGCTTCAGCATAATCTAACTTCCATTTTCTTTCTTTGTTTGTTATATGATTGTCAAGTGGGTTTGTAATGTAAAAACCACAATTAAAAACAGCTTTTGTATCATCAAAATCAACACCATAAACTATAATGTGATCTAACAAACTTTCATAAGCTTCGTTGGCATTTTTATATTTTCTTTTCATATTTATTATAGTAATATTCGTAGTATTCAAACATTTTCTTCCAAACCTCTATTTTTTTATAAGCTTGTGGTGAATAATATTTTTTTTTATTTAACTTAATTTCAATCCTCCATTCATCTGCCATTTTTGACTCAGGCCATATTACAATTCCATTTGCTATACACCATCTATATGCTTCATGTTCATGCGTTGTAGGAGTATATTTACCATATCTAACAACATATCCATTATTCCCACGGTAATTCTTTCTCATTTAACTGTTCTGTTATTAATGGAATAAAGCTTCCTGATTTTGGCTCCCACCTAAAATTTGCTTCGGCTCCATTTTCTCCTAAGTTTTGAAACTTAACCTTAAGAATTTTTGCTTTAACGGTTTTATTTTCATAATCTCTATGAACTAATATACCATGATAAGAAGCATCATACCATTCACCACCACCTTTAATGTTATACATTGTTGGTTCTTCAATATTGCCTTCTTTATCTCTATACATTTTTGTAGGATGCGCTATAATAAATACTAATGTATCATATTTTTTACAAAAAGTCTCTATTTTAGTCAAATATTCCATAGTATACCTATTAACATCTTCTGTTTTAGTTTCTATATCTCTTATTTTATTAAAAGGATCTATAACCAAACACTTAATACCTTTACGTTTAACTAATTCAGCTCCTTTCCTTAATACAGAGTCCAAAGTATATCGCTCCATATCAATAAAAAAGAAATTATCATCTACGTGTTGCGATAATTTGTTCCATTTTTCTCCATTAATATCGTGTCTAGTTGGCATACCTTGCCAAAACTTTCTTAATAGTTTATGTGCATGTAAATAGGTGGGTGCATTTTCTGGTGATGCAAAAGCTGTTTTCCAATTATAATTAATATTATAACCAACTACCATCTGATCAACGAAGTCAGACTTTCCGCTAGATGGTATGCCAGTAACAGTGATAAACTGGCTAGTGTAAGTACTAAAAATATCATCAAAATTACGTATACCAATTTGATACCCAGGTTTAAAACCATTTTTAACAAAATCAGCAACTTCATTTTCGATGTCCTTAAAAGTTGTAACGTTTTCAAGAGGTACTGGTTTTGAGTTAGAAGCGGTTTCTCGTAATTTTTCTTTTCCATATTTTAATAAGTATTCATTTGCGTCTTTAACGTCTTCAAAGTTAATAATGTAGCATATTTCAGCTCCAAGCCTTCTAATTAATTCTTGTTGTAAAGCTTCTCCAGCTTCATCTTGATCAACTGCTATTATAATTTTTTCTTTATCTAAAAAATAATCAATGCAATTATCAAGGTAATCAAGATTATTATTGTTAATCGTAGCACCGTTAGGTACACTAACCACATTGAATATGCCCGCCTCGTGGAACGAAAGAACATCCATTTCTCCTTCAACAATATATACCTGATCAAATCCGACAACACTATTAATGTTATAAAAGATTTTTTCAGCTCCTTTATAAAGCTTAAAATTTTTGTGACCATCTCTGTATTTTATATTAATTAGTTCATTACCCATTATGTAATTGAACTGTATTGTGTTTTCGTGTTTACCCGTTTGAGGCATATACTCAGAACCCTCAGTGATGTTTAAATCATCGAGTGTTTGCTGAGATATACCTCTTTTTTTAAACCATTGATATACTTTTGAACCTAATTGCTCAGGTTCTACTATATCTATAGCATTAGGTCTTACATATACCTTTTCTGTATCTCCTTTTCTAAGGTATGTGTGTAACTGAAAAGTAGTGTTACAATTGTGACAGGTACCTAAACCTCTTTCCCAATCATATGAAGCACATTTATTTTTTTTGTTTTTTGGTTTTCTGTTGTGCGAACAGATAGGACAAATACCTTGTGTTTTGCCAACTTCCAAATTGTGCTGATTAAAATTATCAATTGAAAATCCATTGATTTCTACGTCATTAACGTGCATGTATTTTTAGTTTTTAAAATGGTAAATCGTCTCCTTGATTATTGTTAGTTACTTGCTGTGGTGCAGCTGCATCTCTTTTAGGTTCAACGTTTGTTCCATTAGTCCAAACTACTTTTACATTACCTAGGTATTTTCTTTCAGCTTTAGATTCTCTTTCTTCTTTTGTTTGCTGCACAATTATTGGACCATCATTTCCAAACTTATCTTGTTCGTCATTTAATGTAATTGTAATAGGTAAATACTTACCTTTTTTACCGTTAATGATTTTTTCCTTAGGTATTTCACTAAGATTAATACTTGAGTTAATTATACTTGCCATAATTTAAAATTTAAAGGGTTTTTGTTTCAAAATATTGTGATGGATCAAATCCATCTGTTTTATAAAATAAGTTATACATGTCAGTAGCTTTCAATACTTTATCTTCTCCGAATTTATAAAATTCTTCTGAACATTCAAATATTCCTATTTTATATGTTGTTTTATCTATTGCTAAGAACATCATATCATAACCAAATAATATTCTATATATATAAGCTTGAGCGTCGTAATTGAATTTACGAGCACTATATTTAAAACCTTCTATATCTGAGGTGGTCTTAATATCGATGATAAGCTTTTCGTTTTTATTTAATATATCAGCTTTACCTTTCCAAAGGTTGCCATTTATTTCTCCAATACCCGGTTCTTCATAAATAATATTTTTTGAATTTTTTCCTGTACCGTGTATAAGATCTTTACAAACATCGTTACTCATCATAATGTCTCTTAACAATTCTACTTTATCAGCTTCATGTTGTAACAAACAAAGTTCTCCTCCTGATATTTCTTTATATGATTTATTATTTCTAGTTGATGCATCTATTATTTTAAAGTTTTTAACTTTTTCAGGTTCTAAAATAACAGTGTGTAAATAACCTCCAATAAGCATATTAACATTTTTCTCTGTTGTTTCTTTAAACTTATTAGGATTAGTCAACAATGTACCTATTTTACTGTAACTTAAAAACTTTTGTCCAAACTCTCCATAATAGTATTTATCTTCCCTTAGAAGCTCACACCACTCTTTGTGTTCTTTTTTATTCATAGTTTGTTTCTTTTAACACTATCAACTATTTTCTTGTATTTAGATGCGTCTATAAAATCTTCAGATTCATCTTGTCCAAAAATTCCTAAAGCATAAAAACCAGTTAGTTTTAATACAATACGTGACATTGCTCTTTTTTCAGCCATAGCTAATACATAAGTTTGTCTACAGTTTTTTTCATTAGCTTCGCCAAAGGTTTCAAGAGTTCTGTTATTCCATTCTGAATGCGCTAATACCGCTGCGGATTTACCAGGGGTATATTCCTCAAGCTTGTAAGTAATATCTATGTCTGCAACAGCTTGAATTTTGTCAATACCTGACCTAGTTATTATTGTCCAACCTTGAGGTGATTTAAAGGTGTCTTGGTCGTGTAAGTTATATTTTTTATATAACTCGTTTAAAATTTGGGATTTGGTTTTTTGGGTATTCATATATAAGTATTTAATTAATTTAAAAAATCTATTATTTGATCAGGGTCTATTTTATCTATAAGTTTATCTATAGCTTCTCTTTTAATTTGAGAAACTCTTACAAAGTCAGCTACCCCTTTTATTTCTAAAACTTCAGCTATTTTTTTAGCAGGAGCTTTATCACAATCTAATCCGAAGCTCATGCGTAACACATCATACTCCTTATCGTTCAAATGTTGTTTCATCAAAGATAATATATATTTGTTAAGAATATTAATATTATATAAAATAGATTTATCTTCAAAATCATTTGTTGTTCTTTTATCATTTTCATCGTCCATACTTAGAAACACTGAATTAAAAAACATTTGTATCATTTTTTTGTCTCTACCATCTGACCTTCTCATTTCATTTAACTTGTGTTCAGGTATCCTAATATCACCTCTATTCATATCTATATTTCTTCTAGCAGAACCTAAAATTCTTTTTTTTACAAAACCTTTAATTTGTTTTCTAACATCTTCTTCTACTTCTTTATTTATAATCAAAGACCAATCAATTCTATCTACAGCAGCCGTTAAACCGTAAAAAGCTTCTTGCATAACATCTAACATACTCATAACACCAGAAGCTCTATCTGCTGTCGAAAACTGTCTACATAATTTTTCTGCGTATGGCATAAGTACTATAATTAATTCGTCTCTTGTATATTGTATCCAAGGTTTATCTTCTAGTTCACATACGCTATAATCTTTTTTATAACGAACATAGTTTTCTACGTTGTAATTCTTCATTTAATAGGTTTTTTTCTGTTTTCAAGTTTAAATCCATATTTCTATGTATTGTTCTTGAAGAAACATTTAAAGCTTTTGCAAGCTTTTTAATTGTTATTCTTTCACTTGTGTCATGAATATATAACATTATTTCATATAGGTCACTATTATTGACGCTATTTTTTCTTCCTATTAATTTTCCTGTTATGCTTAATTTTTGACTTTTTGTTAAACCACAACCATCTTTAAATATAACCTTACGTCTTTTATTTTTAGGTGCAAACTCATAATCATGCTTTAATATTTCATTAATTATTCTATCAAAACTACTTTTATCAATATCAAATGTTGTAAAACCATTTTTTTTTGTTGATATGTATTTTGCTATTTTCTCAAACATTTTATTATCTATATTTTCATTTAAATATTTAATAACTAACAAATGCCATTTCAATGATCTATAGCTTCTTATAATAGATTTTTCATATGAAAACAAAGAATAGTACTCATATGTACCGTTTTCGTAAAACCAACCCCAATCAAAAACATGTGTTGGTTTATCTAATATAGGGTACCTTCTAGTAATTACTCTGTTTGAAAACAAAAAATTCATTCTCAAATGTGACATTAGCCTGTATTATTATTATCTTATTCCCTATTGTCACATTTTGGTTTGTATTGAGTCAAAGATTTTGAAACCCTCAATACGTGTATAACCAAAACTAAACAACTAATCTAAAACATAATTCCTATGAAAAAATTATATCAATCTTTGATTCCGTTTAACTTATCAATACGATATTCTAAAATATCGATTTTATTTTTAATTACCGCAGCCTTCATATATTCTTCATTTTCTTCATGAATAGCCATAATTGTATGTAACCTAGCTAACTCACCTAATAGTTGATCTTCTCTTTGTGCAATCAAATACCATTGGTTTTGTTTTTCAAATAACTTACTAATTATTAGTTCAGCTAATTTATTTAATTGATCGTCATCTATATTATCCAAAATGTGTCGTTTTTAGTCTGTATCGCGTTTGCTATACACGCTAATATACTATTTCTATTATTACATTTTGCCATTTACCATATTTAATTTCTTCGTTTACTAAAAAATCTATACGTTTTTTCCATCTTTTATTCATACGATCTTGTACTGTCCAGTCTCCATCAAAAACACCTGTACCATCAATACAAACCTTAGTTCCAAATGTATAACCTAAAGCTTCAAGATCTCTTGACACAGCTATCCATCTATGACCTTGTGGATTATCAGGATTTATTTTTGAATTACTAGCCGTGATAAAAGGTGTGTCATCAGTTTGACCTGGCACAGCGTGATATATAGTTGCTGTGACTAACTCGCTGATTATCAGTATTGTATATAAAGCTTTAAACATTTTTATGTACTTTTTTAGCAAGCTTTAAATAATTTGTATAATAATTTTCATGATAAATTTCTTCAATTGCATCTATAAATTCATCTTTAGTTATTTGTTCATCTTTAACTTCACCTATTATAAAACGAAGTTCATCTAATAGCTTATAATAATCTTGTTCTTCTAATGTTAAATCCATTTTAGTCTGTTTGTTCTAAATCGTTAGTTTCCGTGTTAAATACTCTTTTCGTATGACCCATTAAGTTTCCATCCCAATAAGTTGGTGCAGATATTAAATATGTTGTAGACGTTAGTTGTTCTACAGAAAAATCAGATAATTTTTGGTTAAAAAATTGCATAGTTTTTTCATCGAAAAAATAAGGCTGAGTTTCTTGTGTTAATTGTTTAATCGTTTTGATGTCCATAATCTTTAGTTATATTTAAGTTTAATTCTCTTGCTACAAAATTTATATGTTTTTGAGTTGTTACACTCCACCAACCGTGTTGTACTAAGTTTGGATATTCAATTGTTGCTACGTTTGTGCTGTAAGAGTATATTTTATTACCAACTCTTGATAAGTTTTGTTTGTACCTACTAAATTTTCTCATATTAATTAATTTTATATTTATTTTCAATATATTCGACCGACTCTCGGTCTCCTAGGTCTTTATACATGGCCCAGATTTTATCAATTTCAGTTGTTTTGATTAACAGATCTATTTGATATTTTTTTGCATCTAATAACATTATTTTTTGTTTTCGTGATATGAAACAAATGGTGATTCATCTTCGTTTTTTATATCGTCCCACATATCCTCAAACTCATCATCAAAATAACATTCATCATAAATTTCTGAATCAACAAATAAGCTTAAACCATCTTTAATACAATTTTTTATATCATCGGAACAACTACTTGCATAATAAAATATACTTTCAGGGTTGAAAGCCATATCGCTAGGCTCATGCATCCAGTAAACATTGTAACTATCTGCAGTATACACAGATTCAAATATCATGTCTACGTGACCTACGTTATCCCAAACATCTGTAATGTTGGCACTATAATGTTTTAATACTTTTTGTTTATTATTCATATTTTTTCTGTATTTCAAACAACAACTCTTGTAAGTTGTCGCACGTTAATTCGAGATAGTTTAATAGCCTTTTGTCACTAACACCGCTAGATATATATTCATTAAAAATATATTCTGAAGTTGTGTTAACTTCTAAAAAAGCTCGTCTGATGTTTTCTGCATCTATTTGTTCAATATTCATATTATTATTATATAATTACCCTTGTTTTATGTCTGTATAAAACTTGGAATACTTTTGTATATATTTTCTGATTCGTGAGCTACGTTACTTTTTTCTGCAATATAATACTGCCAATAAGCGTGTATAGCACTTTTGTGTTTGTACTGATCAGGCATACACTGAGGAGGTTCGCTAAAACCCACATTAAATATACCGCCAGGGTAACGTTTTAGAACGTCTTTACATTTTATAATTGTAAGATGTGTTTTGCCATAACGTTTGTTATATTCTTCGCCAAGCTTTATCATGTGATAATAGAGCCATAAATAATGAGGAGCTGACTGCCTTACCCATATAGTTGATGGGTGGTTTTTATGTGCAACTCTATAAGGTATATCATCAGAATTACAAGGATCAAGTAAATGATGAGCTGTGCAAAGCATTTGCGCTGATTCTAAAATCATTTTTACCACGTGTTTGTTGTATTGTAGTTTAGCCGCTTCTGCTGGGTCTTTATGTAGATAAAATATATTCATATATATATTATATGTTTACTATAGTTGTTAATCTGTAATATATCTTTCCTTGTTTCTATCTATTATATCACCAATTTCATCTTGCATAGCTATTATATCCATAGCTAGTAGTTGTATTTCTGCTAAACCATTAGCTTCATACGTGCTTAGATTATTGGTTTCGTTGTCTTGTATAGCGTTTACACAGTCTCGTAATGCTTTTGCAGTGTTCTCAAACCTGCAGTAACTCATATTTGCCATATTTAATTATTTAATGTTAGTTGCGGGAGAAGGATTTGAACCTCCGACCTTCGGGTTATGAGCCCGACGAGCTACCAACTGCTCTATCCCGCCTTATGAGAGGTAGAAGTTGTGGACTGGTAGTTAACTAGTATTGTCATTTATCCACAATTTCTGTTTTGAGCTAGCTGAAATGTCGCATTATTGCCCTAACGTGACCAGTATGCCGCCACCTCTCTGTCAGCTATTCACTTATGTGTGTGTAATACACTTCCGTACGTTCACATATGCCCGTCGACAGTCGACACCACATACACACCTAATTAAGCTAATCGTCTGACTATGTTACTTTTTGGCTTTGTAAGTCTTGTGCATACCATTTTAAATCGTGGTGCATAAACAAACCGCCAATTTGACCTTTTTTAATTTTATTTATTAATTTGTCTTCAACCTCAAGTGGTAAGCTTTTTCTACCACCAATAGACCACATTTTATTATGTTTTAATACAAACTCTCTGTCACTCATTCTATAATCATATATAGTATACAGGTTGTTGTCATACTCTAACACCCAACAAACTTGTGTTTTGTTGTCTGATGTTTTTTCGGGTAATGTAGGTTCGCCTAATGCATCAACTAAATCAATATAACGTACATTGTAAAGAGATGCTAATTTGTGTGTGCCGCCGATATAAAATTCGTCGCCATTTTTTAGAACTTTTAATTTCATATTTTTTATTTATTATATTATACTTACTTGTTTGTTATCTGTCTGTATTATTGTCCGCCGTTGCTATACACTTTAGTTTGTTTCTTCGTACTCATCATAATCTCTACAGTCAGGGCATATATCACAAAAGAAATATTCTTCTGATGTCATACCTCCCTTGCACATCTCACATTTATATATGTCTACTGTTCTTACTTTGTACATAGCCTAGAATTAAAATCTTTTATAAACTTGTATCTTTTTCTTGGACACATTATTTTTTGTTTTCTCATTTGATAGAAAACCTTAAGACCATTAAACATATTACGGTGGTGGGTATTTATTCTTATATACCCACTGTTACATGATACAGCTATTCTATTATCGTCTAGTTTAAACTGTAGACTTCCGTGTGTTGTTACATTTATTAGCTTCATTCTGTGCCAGATATTATATCTATTGTATTAGATAAAAGAACATCAGTAATTGATTCATCTGTTTCTTCTACAGGCTGTTCTGATAGCTTTTTTCTAGCATTTGCTAAAGATTTAATTTTGTAAACTTCTACAATAACATCTACATCTTGCAATGCTATGTTGTTTTTTAAAGCTTCAAAATATAGATCATCTAACTTCCACTCTAATGAGTATAAGTTGTAGTTGCCTGTGTCAAAACGATCTATGATGTCTTGAACTTCTCTGTAATGCGAAATTTGTAATTCTGATTTAGTCATAATAGTATTATATTTAAGTTAAACAATTTATTATATTATATTATTAGCGTCGTTATATGTTTGTATTAACCATCGCCTTCAGTACCTATTTTACTCATATATTCCGCTTCAGCTTTATCGTACTGTTTCTGATCTTCTAAATACTTGTGTTTATAATCAAGTAAATCATTGATCTTTTGTTTCATTAGATATTTTGTAGGCATGCCAAACTGCATCAAGTTTAAACCACTTAAAAGCCTTTCATTATTACATATGTAACCATCAGCGTCTTTATCATTCCAAGTTTTCCACTCGACATAATAAAAATCTATACCTCTATGCTCGTGTTTCTTAGTATATTCTTCCATATTAAAATTGTATTAAGTTTATTGCTTTTTGATATGTTGGTTTACCGTTTTTAATTATTTCATAGTTTGGATCCATACCATTAATTCTTATATACTCTACAAGATCAGCAATAGATGTAAAGTTTTTATTAAAATAAGAGCAGTCTAATGAAAACACATCTTGTTTTTTAAGATCTCCACACTCTGGGCAACTATAAATTAATTCATAGCCACCACAAAATCCACAACTATTCATACTGTACCGTATTACCGTCCTGCCACTCGCCACATTCAGAGCAAACAGAATCCATTATAAAGTATTGATGATAAGTTAAGTCATACCCACCACAGAATTTACATTTTTCCATATTATATTGTATCAAAGATTCCAAACGTTGCATTGTCTATTGCAGATGGATTAGTTAAAAGGTGATAGAATAACTGACCTATACCTAATATCCACATTATTATTAAACCAAGTAGTACAATTTTTAATATTATATCTACTAATTTATAGTCACTCATTTTATATTTCATAATTTATTATAATAATAGTGTTCCCACACCTGTTCTATTGCATTACTGAAATCATCATTATCTATATTACCATCTTGTAACATTTTAATGTGAAAGTATATTTCTTGTAATAATTCTTTCATTTATTTATTCTTTTGTATAACTCTTTGATTATTGCTTCCATATAATTACTATGGTCTTTTGAAAACTTGTCGTCAGTTTCTGAATAATTACCATACTGAAACATATACTCGGTAAGATTCTCATAAATACTGTCTATTACGGTATCAGCACACTCGTCTACTATTTTTTTCTTGATTAACATAATTATTATTTTTATATATTATATTGTTACTCTTGTTGTCTGTCTGTAATTCTATGTTCTTACTACAATAAGATCTTTATTAGATTCGTCTATTTCTATATCACCCTCGTGAAAGATATGAATGTGTTTTTTACCTATTAATATATCTTTTAAGACACCATCCTCATATATAAATTCATTACCTGATAAATCATAGAATTCAGTGTATGTTACTGGATCCACTGATACAGTTTCTTTTATTTCTCTTAATAATTTAATTTCATTTCTCATAATTATATTCTTTTAAAGTTCCTTTATTATTGCTTTGCATAAACTCTTTGCCAAACATTATCTCAAAGTATTGTTTCTTTGATACTTCTTTACCTGTAATTGGTGATGTATATTTCATAGTATTAAATTAATATATAGTCTAGATTTAGTATATCAGTCTTGATAGTGTATTGTATATTGTGGTTATCAAGTATATATAGTGTTTCAGCGAAGTCCTCTATAGTATTCTCAAATAGAATAAATGTATGTTTATAGAGTATATCCATATTATCATCTAGTTTCATATCATTATCTTTAAAGAATTGAGTGGAATCAGATATGTAATGCACCTCATCATTTTGTAACAGCGATTGTAGTTGTTTATAGTTCATAGTATTATTCTATTGTTATTTGACCAGTGATTGGATTTATGAAGTTCTTTTCACTGATAAATGTGAAACCTTTGTAGTTAAACCACGAGTGAATAGGGTTGTTAGACTCCACATCACATAGTCTTTTTGGTAACTTACCAATTTGGAAACCAAAGTGACGAGTATGGTTGAATTTAATGAATGGTTTTTTGGATTTACTGGATTTTTTTATTATCATAGTATGTTAATTAAGATTAGTTATATATATTATATAATTACTTGTGTATTATGTCTGCAAAGGTGGATTGTTTATTTAAGTGTAGTAGAGGTATTAGGAGGTATAAAGCTCCGCCTCAAGGTGTGAGATTATTGAAAAAAGGTGACATAAGGCAGTATAATAAGGTATATTAGTGGCTAGTGTCACACTATTCTTTGCTTCGCTCTGCCATTTTGCTATACATACTCCGCAAAGCGGAGCAGTACAGTTACTATTGCTATTTGATTACTAGATCTCGAGCAAAGGTTGGCATGTTATTAGTAGCAGTGTATGATTTGTACTTTTCAAAACACTTCATAGAATCAAAATGCTTTTTGTTTACTTTGTACACTTCATCATGATTGTACTTGAAAGACTTACCTTCTTTGTTAGTAAATTGAATAATTGAGTTCTTGCCAAGTAAAGATTTTCTGATTACAAATCTTTTTGTTTTAATAATAGAATTTTTCATAGTATATATATTTAGTATTTATTAGTTACATTTATATTATAGTCACTTGCTCGTATTGTGTCTGTTATTCTTCGCTCGTGACCTGTCTGTGCTATACACACAAAGAGGAGCATTACACTCCCCTTTGCTTCGCTTTACCAAGAAGAAACTCCCTACAGTAGGAAGTCTCTTGCGAATGTTGGTACATTGTTTGTTGCAGTATATGACTTATACTTCTTGAAACAGTTCATACCTTCAAACCTTTTCTTGTTACTAGTATATACTTTGTCATGGTTATACTTGAATGTCTTACCTTCTTTTGTTTTGAATTCAATCGTCACATTCTTACCGATTAGATTCTTTCTGATCACAAACCTTTTAGTAGTTAGTTTAGTTTGTTTAACACTTGGATTACTTGATTCTTTTTTCATAATTATTTATTTAGATTTATTTATTAGTTATATATATTATATAAATATACTCGTGACTCGTCTGCTCTACTCTGCTCGTGACTCGTCTGTGTATAGCATAAGGACTAATAACAAGCCCTAGGCAAAAGCTAAAAGTTCTAGACAAAATGGAGGTAAACAACGGCCCGTGGGCCTTTTACAAGTCGTTTTGGTATTGATAGCTGTACCGTAAAGTATAGGTATTATACAAAACCCCTATGTTTAAAACCTCCTAAAAATAGGTGATATAAGGGTTATGGCAAAACAGAAACTTAGTAAGAAAGCAAGACTGGCTAAAGCTAAACGAGATTTGGCTACAGCAAAAACTCCTCGTAGAAGAAGAATGAAGGCCGAGAACCAAAGACTTAGACGAGCTGCTAAGAAAAAGGGTAGAAACTTAGATGGGCTAGATTATGATCACAATGCAAAAAAATTCATATCTAGAAAGAAAAATAGAAGTGGACACGGTAAGGGTACAAAAAAATATAACACAAAATAATGGCCAGAATAAGCAGTTACAATAGAGACGAACTATTAAGGGCAGAGGATCAGTTAGTGATCTCCTCTTACGAGGGCGAAGGTCAATATGGTTCAATATACATAACAAACAATATAACGTTAGACGAGTTATCTAATTACCTTAACAACACTTTTACAATCGGAGAGGTTAATTATAATTTAAATAGCATGTCTTCTAGTATTACTACAAATACTAATGCACTAGCTACAGCTAATGTTAGTATATCTACAAATGCTGATAGTATATCTGCTACAGCTACATATGCTGTTAATCTAGCTTCTACTTTTGGAACATTTGATGATGATGGAAACCTCACGACACTATCTCAGTCATTTGCTGATTCAATATTAAACACATCGGCATCTACAGATTATGCCTCGGCGTCACAACTTACCAATTTAACAAGTATAGTTACAACAAATAAAGCTTCTCAAGACTTATTACCATTAATTTTTAGACAAGACGACGCACCTTCTACATCATCTCCTTTAAATTCTTTGTGGTATGACACTAATGATGGCAATAAATTATATATATTAAAAGATACAAACGGAACAAATACATGGACATCTACAGTTGATGCTAGTATAGCGGCTAATGCCACTAGTATAAGTGACAATGTTAGTAGTTTAGCATTAAGACCTAGAGTTTTTAAACAAGATGATGAGCCACCAACAAGTAATATGCCAGCTAATTCGCTTTGGTATGATACAAATGATGAAAATAAACTATATATATTTAATGGAACAGCTTGGATTTTAACAGATGATTCAAGAATTGGTGTCGCGGTGACGTCTATAGCCACTGCAAACAATGAAATAAGCACAAATGCAACAAATATATCATCAGGAGCAACAAAAATAACAGAATTAGAGTCACAATTTACGTTTTCAGGCACAGATATTACTGGAATTGCTGGTGCTTTATCAACAAGTGTTAGTAGCACAGCTACTTCCGCTGCTGGAGCAGTTGCTAGTGACTTAGATAAACTTGAAACCGTGTTCAGTTTTGATAGTAATGGTGATGTTGATGGAATGACACCAGGCGGAGGTCTTGCTACAGCTGTAAATACTAGTGCAAATGCCGCAATTTCAAATGCTGCTCTGGCTTCAGCAGCCTCAGTAACAACATTAACATCAAATCTTAACTTAAAACCGGATATTTTTAGGCAAGATGACGCTCCAGATGTAACAGAGGCGGTTGGATCCATATGGTTTGACACAAATGATGATAATAAAGTTTATGTTTTAGTAACAGGAACACCAAATGTGTGGACAGAATCTACAGATGGAAGAATAGCTACAAATATTAGCTCTTTAGCAACAGCAAACACAGCTATTACAACTAATTCTACTGCTATTTCTTCTGAAGCATCAAAAGTTACTGAACTTCAGTCTCAATTTACATATACTGGTGACAATATAACAGGTGTAAATGGCTCAGAATCACTAAACACAGCTATAGACACAGCAAGAAGTGATGCAGAATCTGCTTCCGCGGCAAAAGTTGATACTTTAGGAGCTAAATTTTTTACAAATTATAATAATGCAACAGGAGCTGGTACATTAACTGAAGCTTTTGCTAACGATATATTTACAACAACTACTAATACTGATTTCGCAACATCAAGTGACGTAACTACATTAACAACAGCTGTAAATAATAAACCTTTAACATTTAGACAAAATGCAGAGCCATCCGCTGATAACCCAACTGGTTCAATATGGTTTGATAGTAATGATGATAATAAGATATATATATTAGTTGCAGGCACTCCAAAAGTTTGGACAGCAACATTTGATGGTAGAATAGCAGCTAACACACAATCTATAAGTAATGCGGAAACAGCTATTACAGCAAACTCAACAGCGAATACAGCAAATGCCGCATCAATAACTAGCTTATCATCAACAGTAACTAGTAATAAAACAGCACAAGACTCTATACCATTAATATTTAGACAAGATGATGCTCCAGCTATAACAGTACCATTAAACTCATTATGGTACGATACAAATGACGGTAACAAACTTTACATGTTGAAAGATGTTAGTGGAACAAACACATGGGTTGCTACTCAAGACGGTGGAATAGCTGTAAATACTTCAGCCGCATCAACTAATGCAACTGCTATAGCTGATAACACAACAGCCATAGGCTTGAAACCTAAAATTTTTAGGCAAAATTCAGCACCTGCCGTTACAGAGCCAGTTAGTTCAGTTTGGTATGATGCAAATGATGACAACAAACCATATATACTTGTTTCTGGAACACCTAATGTTTGGACGTTAACAGTAGATCCTAGAACAGGTACCACTGTTCAGGGTTTATCCGATGCCGTCGATGATATAAGTACTAATGCAACTAATATAAGTGCTACAGCATCAGATGTCACTAAGTTAGAAGCTGTTTTTACTTTTGATACAAACGACGATGTTAGCGGTGTGGCCGGCGCATTAAATACATCTATAAATAACGCGGCATCAAGTGCTGTCCAAGCTACAGCTAATTCTTTAGATAAATTAGAAGCAGTGTTTAGTTTCGATTCTAACAATGATGTTGATGATATAACAGGTGCTTTATCAACAGCAGTAACTACACACGCTGGAGATGCAATAACAAACGCAAGTCTAGCTTCAGCATCGGATGTAACAGAATTAAAAACACAATTCTCATTTAATGCAAGCAATGAAATAACCGGTGTTGCGGATACTTTAAATACAGTTATAAACACAGCACAATCAGATGCCGAGTCTGCTAGTGCAACTAAAATAGATAGTTTAGCATCAAACTTTTTCACAGGATACAATAATGCTGATGGAACTTTTACCGCTGTTAGCGTAAGTGAAGCTTTTGCTAATGATGTTTTTACAACTACAACTAATTCTGATTTTGCTTCAGCATCTTCGGTTACAACCCTTAGCGCACTAGTAGGTGGTGATGATAACTCTGGGCTTAGAGCAGATATTATAGCTAACACGAGTAGTATATCTACTGTAGAAGGTTTTGCAGAATCTAGGTATTCATTACAAGCTACAGCTGGAAATGTAGTAACGGGTATGTCTATATTAGCTGCTAATGGAACAACAACAGATGTATCATCAGTAACTTTCCAAACAGATAAATTTATTATAAAATCTAGCACAACTACAGCAACACCATTTGTATTAGATAATAATCAACTAAAACTAAATGTTCCACTTAATGGTGTTACCGGAAGTTTCTCTGGTGAACTTAGTGCTGGTTCTGGTAATATAGGTGGTTGGACAATAAATACAGATAAAATAAAATCTTCTTCTGATAGAGTGGAATTAGATCCAGATCAAGGTTTAATAATAAATGATTCTAGTGGTACACCTAAATTACAGGTTAGACAAGGTAATTTATCTGCATTAACTGCTTTAGTTACTGCAACATTTAATACAATGAATCACTTGCAATTTTCTTGTTGGTCTTCAAATTATACTACAATAGGTAATATAACGGATTCTTTATTTAAAACATCTGGTACATTATATAAACAAGCTAGTTTTGGTACTGGTGACAGAACTGGTACATATACAGGAAGTATAACAACAAATGCTTTAAATGCTTTTGCATCTACAAGCGCTAATTTTTCTGGTTTAATATATATAGAATTAAGAGTTCAAATATCTACAAACACATCATTTACAGAAATAATAGCAGACAAGTTTTTAAACAGTGCTTCTGATGGTGGTGCTGGATCAGATTTAAGTTTTACACAAAGAACTGTTAATTTTACTTTTAACGTAACTGGATCATCTGATAACTTGTATTTAAGATTTTATTGGAAAAGAGTTGGTTTTTTAAGTTCTGGTTATGTTATTTTTCCTGGTAGCACTTTTGATATAGATAATACAAATGTAGCTTTTGCGAAAACAGCGAATCAAACAGAAATTACAGACCAAGGAATACAGGTTGCTAGTAGTTCAGCATACTACTTTAAAATAGATAGAACAGACATAACAGGCGATTATGTAGAAGTTAAAGGTGGTTTAGAGGTTGATGGTCAATCTTGGGATTTTGCAAAAACAGCAAGTACAAGTAGTACGAGTAGTACAACTTATCAAAAACATTCTCAAAAATTACCGTCTGGTACTTTTATGAAATGGGGCTATCAAACTGGTAGCGTTGAAGATGTTACTGTAACTTTTCCAACAGCTTTTCCAACAAGATGTAATTCTGTTAGTGTTACGTGTAATAGAAACAGTAGATCTGGTGATGGTGCAAACTATGCTTACAGTGTAAATAAAAACAACTTTGTTGCTGTAACAGATAGTCCTAATGATTTTTGGTGGATAGCTTTTGGTGATTAAAATATAATTTATGAATTATTATGCAACATACGATGAAAACGGTGATTATACAGGTTTTTATACAGAAGAAATACACGGTGAAGACATACCTACGCCTAATATTGTATTAACAGAAGAACAATGGCAAAAAGCAAATAGCGTTAGGTGTAGAGTTGTAGATGGTACACATACTGAAATTCCTTTTACAGAAACCGAAATAAACAACAAAAAATACGCTATATTGAGATCTGAAAGAAATAATTTATTAAAATCATGTGATTGGACACAATTTTTAGATTCACCATTAAGTAATGATAAAAAACAAGAATGGTCAACATATAGACAACAGTTAAGGGATCTACCTTCAACTGTAGATATAAACAATATAACATATCCACAAAAACCAAGTTAATGGCAAGAATAAGTAAATACACACAAGACAACGAAATAATAAAAGACGATTCTTTATTAGGAACTGATTTTACGTCAAAAGCTACTAGGAACTTTTCAATTGAAACAATAAATAATTATTTAGCAAAACAATCTAATATATTAGGTAATATATTTGTTTATAAATATGATCAAAATCAAAGTTACTCTAATTTAGGTCAAGGATTAATTTCTTTCAATAATAATAGTACTACAAATACACCTTTTTCAGGTGTAACTACAGTTTATTTAAATAAAATAAATGCTGAAAATGGTAACATTCAAACATATTTAGAGGAAATAAGATCTAAAGATGGTGTTTTAACTATATATAATTCTAGTGATACATTAAGTTTTGGAGTTTATAGAGTTCAAACGATTAATTTTTTAACAAACGATGTAATACAACTAACTGTAGACGCGTTAGCTAGCAATGGTACTTTAACAGGTGGCGATCAAGCTAATATGACTGCAATGTTTCAAAATTCTGATAAAACAGCTGTTAAACAAATATCAGCTCAAACTGTTTGGAATATAAATCATTCATTAAATAAATATCCAAGTGTAAGTGTTGTAGACACTGGTAATAATCTTGTTTATGGTGATGTACAATACACTTCTTTAAGTAATTTAACAATAACATTTAGTGCAGACACTTCAGGTACTGCATATTTAAACTAAAATAAAACTATGGCAAAATATTTAAGTAATATTGATTTAGCAAATAATCAATTACAAAATGCTACACTTCATCCAAATAGTTCTGCTCCTTCAAGCCCATCAGCTGGTCAAGTATATTTTAATACTGGAACTAGCAAGCTTTTTGTTTCAGATGGTTCAAACTGGATAGATCTAACTGGTGATATAACAGGTATAACCGCTGGAACCGGTTTAACTGGTGGTGGAACAAACGGAGCTGTAACACTGAATGTTATAGGTGGAACTGGTATTACAGCAAATGCAAATGACATTGCGATAACACCTACGTTAGCAGCAAATGGATCAGGTAGTCCCAGTGGTACAAATGAAGCTGGTTCTTATGGTTCTTCAACAGCAATACCATCTTTTACGGTAAATGCACAAGGGCAAATTACTGCTATTCAAACCGCATCAATAAGCACAGACTTAACTATAAGTGATGCTGAGGGAACACCTAATACAGATGTAGTATCTGTAGGAAGTGATACATTAGTTTTTCAAGGAACTGCTAATGAAGTAACAACATTAGTTTCTAATAATAAAGTAACTATAGGTTTACCCGATGATGTTACAATAGGTAATGACCTTGTAGTAACAGGAGACTTAACGGTATCAGGAACGACAACTACTGTAAATTCAGAAACAATTAATTTAGCTGATAATATAATTACTTTAAATAGTAATTTTACTGGTTCTACAGCTACTGAAAACGCGGGTATAGAAGTAGAAAGAGGAGATGAAACTAATGTTGCATTAAGATGGAATGAAGCTAATAATATATGGCAAATAACTGAAGATGGTTCAACATATAAGAAAATACAAGTAGTAGAAAACAGTACAAAAGCATTCACTATAGGTGATGGATCTGCAACATCTTTTGCATTAACACACAGTTTTAATACTAAAGATGTTATTGTACAGATATATGATCTAACAAACAACGAAACTGTTTTTGCAGACGTTACAAGAAATACAGTTAATCAAGTTACAATTAGTTTTGCCTCGGCACCAGCATCAACTGACATGAGAGTTCTTGTTAGCAAAATAGGATAATTTAAATAAAATACATGGCTAAAAAGTTTTTAACCGATATAAAAATAGCCGCGGGAGTATATGATTCTAGTGGAGACATAGGAAACAGTGGGCAAGTATTGTCATCAACTGGATCTGGTGTTAATTGGATAAATACCACTACTTCGGCAAGTATAATTTACCAAGACGGTTTTACTGGTGATGGCAGCACAACTGCTTTCACATTAGCAAATAGTCTAGACAACGAAAACAAAACACAAGTATATATAGAAGGTGTATACCAACATAAAGATAACTATTCTTTGAATGGGGCTACACTTACTTTTAGTTCTGCACCACCCAACACTTCTGATATAGAAGTTATATCTTTTGGTAGTGTTACAGCTGCTGATGATATTTTATATGACGATGATTTTACATCTGCTGGTTTAATGACAACAGATGGATCAGGTGTGTATAGCATAACGACAAACAACTCTTCAAACTGGAATACAGCTTACACACATTCCCAAGCTGCTCACGCTCCTGCAAACGCAGAACAAAATGTACAGTCCGATTGGACAGCTACATCAGGCGATTCTTTCATTCAAAACAAACCTACGATTCCAAGTGGTAATCAGATTATAGATTGGACAGCGGATCAAGGATCAACTGAGATACATTCCGGTAACTACATTAATACAACTTATACAGTTGGTGATGGTGGTTTAACTCAAAACAATTTTACAAACGCTTTAAAAACAAAGCTAGATGGTATTGAAGCTAGTGCTGATGTAACAGATACAACAAATGTAACTGCCGCTGGTGCTTTAATGGATTCTGAATTAACAGATTTAGCTGGTGTTAAAGCTGTAACAATATCTGATTTAGCTACAGAAACATATGTAGATACTGCAGTTAGTAATTTAGTTGATAGTTCACCCGCAACATTAGATACATTAAACGAGCTTGCTGCAGCGTTAGGTGACGATCCTAACTTTGCTACAACTACAGCTACAAGTATTGGAACAAAGCTACCATTAGCTGGTGGAACATTAACAGGGGATCTCAATATGGTCCAAACCTCTGGCAACAATTTAATTTATATTAATAGTTCTGGCGGTGGTGCTCCTGTTATATATCTAGAGGATTCAACCGTTAAATGGGGACAA